AGCGGATGAAACGCCGCACGCTGCGGGTATCGACCTGCAGGCTCTGGCTGCTGTTCGCCGCGGTGACCTGGGTGAACGCGAGACCGGCCACATCAGCCCAGGCGGAGTTATCCGCGCTGTCCTGGATCTTGCCGGCGAGAGTGGGAGTCGTGCCGGAGACGGCCCCGACTTCCTGAGTGACTTTGAGGACGCCTTCGTAGGCTACCAGATCTACTCCGGTGCCCGTAACAGTGGCGGTGCTGGTCGCCGGCCGGCTGAGCGGCGTAGCGGTGAGAATGTTGAGGTCGATGAGATTCATGAGCTGGTGCGATGCTGGCTAAGGCGCGGGGTTATTCTTCTTTTGGTGCGGTCGCGGAGACCTTTTTCACCTTGGGCTTGGCCGGTTCGACGATGGCTTCGGCAGGAGCCTCCACGATCACCGCTTTGTTTGCGGCGACGCTTTGCTTGGCGGTCTGCTCGTCCACCTCGAACACCTCGCCGACGGCGGCGGGTTGTCCGCTGAGGTAAGTCGAGCGCGTGATCTTTATGAACATAGTTACGGCTTGGTGATGGCTAGCTTGAGGGTCGCGGGGTTGGCTTACTGAGCGCCGGAGTCGGTGCTGACGCAGAAGCTGACGGTGTGACGGACGCCGAGGTCGGTCATGAGGGTGATGTTGATCACGATCACGCCGTTCTGCGCTTGGGTGTAAGGATCGATGACCACATCGATGCCTGCCCAATCGCCGATGATCAGGTCGTTCCAGTTGCCGTAGATCACGCGGTCGTTTGGCACCTGATTGGTGCTGTAGGCCGGCCGACCGACGATCGTTCCTTGGTCGATGTTGCCTTCCCAGATGAACTTCGGATAGTTCAGCGCTTCCTGCACGTTCATCAGCTTTCCGGACACGCTCGGCGTGGTGAGGTAGGCGAGAGAACCGCGGCTGGCGTTATCGAGAGCGAGTTCCTTCTGGAAGTCGGTCATCTTCTGCCGGGTCGCCGTGGCGCCGAAAGTCACGCTGTTCAAGCCGGTCGGCTGATTCAGGATGCCGAGCGGTTGAGCCCCGCCGGTGCCGTTGATCGCGGCCAGATCCTTCGCTAGAGCGAGGATAGTCGTGAGGTCGTCGCGGACGATGGCCTCGACGCTCAGATCGGTCTGATGCATCAACTCCTTCGTGTAGCCGGTGCGCGCGCCGAGTTTCTTCGGCGTGAGGCCGAGCTGACCGAACTGCTGATCGGAAGCGGTAAGGGAGCCCTGCTCGGAGAGCCAGAAGGTCTGCGCGCCACCGTTGAGCCGTGGGATGGCCACATTGCCAACGAGCCCGGACATTGTCCGTGCGCCCATTTGCGAAACGAGCGGCTTGTTGCGAAGCAACTCGATCATCGAGCCGGTCATCAGCGAGGTGCCGACCAATGCGCCGCCGGCCGTGAAGGTCGTGGCGTTGAGCGTCTTTATGGCGCCGGCCTGCTCGATAAGTGCCTTGATGGCCTGGGAGCCGAGGTCATTGCTCTCCGCGATATTGGAGACAGCGATATCGTGGGGAATGAAGAAGCCCTTCGGGGTCATCTTCACCGCGGATGCGGTCGCGTCGGACGCTTCCTTTTCCACGCCAGTGAGCGCATGTGCGCCGCCGCCGTTCACCCACTCGCGAACTGCTTTGAGGAAGCTCCAGCTTTTCACCTCGCGCTTGCTCATCCCGACCGTTGGATTCGTGACGACCGGCTGGGCCTTCAAGACGTTCTCCGCGATGTGCGTGCGAAGCTCGTTGAGCGACTTGCCGAGGTGAATGAAGTTCTCCGCCACGTCCACGCACTTGAAGTGCGCGCCGACGGCTTTCATTTCGTTCTTCTCGTTTTCGCGGGCTTTCTGTTCGGCTGTGAGGGTCTCGTCGGGCATAAAAGTGATGATTGGGATGGCGGGTGCGGTGATTGGCGCGGTGGCGACTGCTTTGGTGGTGTCAACGCCGAACGCCGCGGCGATCTCCGCCGTGAGCTCGAGCGCGAGCGATTTCAGGGGACGGATGGCCGGCAGCCGCGGCTCTGCGGCTTTCGGTGTGTAAGAGACTTCCGCGATGTGCCAGCGGGTGATCTGGCCATCGGCGCTTTTCCGGGCGATGTGCGGGGAAGTGCCGCTCGACCATTTGAGCTTCCCGGCCGCGCAGAGATCGGCGATCGCCTTCTCGTAAGCGTTCGCCGTGTCCAAGCTCGCCTCGACGAAGATGCCGATATCGTCCTTGATCGTTTTGACTGGGCCGAAGGTCATCTCCGCGACATCCGCGAGGGCCTTCACGCCTTTCACGAGCGGCAGCCCGTGATTGAACATGGTGGCGACGCCGTCGCCGCAGCGCGGGCCGAAGTCTGTAGCCGCGGTGAAGTAGTCGCCGGTGAGATCCTTCTCGTCGCTCTTCGCGAAGCGGATGGCGTAAGCACCGACGCGAACCTTGCCCGCTTCATCTGGAGCTCCGAGCGCCTTCAGCGACTCGCTGCTTTCGATGGTGAGGGTCTCGGCGGGGAGATAATTATCGTCTACATTGTCGGCCATGTCTGGCCGAGGGGCGGTGTCAATTTAACCGCGAAGGCGCGAAGGGCGCGAAGGGAAGGAAGTGGAGCGGGCCGGGCGCTACTCCGGCTGCCGAAAGGATACGGCGCGGCATTCACGGCGCGATGATCCTCTCGGGGTTCACCAGCTCTGCATCCCTTACGGGCGAGTGCGTTGGCCAGTATGCAAGGCTGCGTGTCTGCTTTCCACGCCGCCGCTCAAATTGTTTTCTCTTCGCGCTCTTCGCGTCTTCGCGGTTAACCATTCTTCGCTTGGAAGCGCAGCGGCGTTAGATCGAGCACTGGCAGAGAGCTGGTGACCTTGCCTTTCTCCGCTTTGGCGAGGTGATGGTGCCCATCGATAATCCGATCGTTGTGCACGAGGATGAACTTATCTGCGCGGCCGCGGACGATATCGCCGGCTTCCGCGATCGTGAGACGCCTGCAGTGTTTGCGCGCGGTCTCGAGATTATGCTGATCCGCTTTTGCGAGCAGCTCCGGAACCGTCATGCCATAGCGGATGACTTTGCTCGTCGCGTCGCACTCGGCGAACTGCGCGACGGTTTCCTTCGCCCCTGGGGGGAGGTCGCGAAACGCCACCTCGCCGATGAAGGCAGACTTCACCGCTGAGGCCTCGGCGGGCTTCTCCGGCTTTTTGCCCTTTCCCTCTTTACTGATCCCCTGCCCTTCCACCTCCGGAGCGCCGAGGCCCGCGGCCTTGCGCAGCCTCTCTTCGCGGCCGAGTTCGGCGGTAATCTCTTCGAAGTCGCACGCGTTCTCGCGGGCGATGCGGCTGCGGGTGTCGACGCCCAGCTCGATGGCTTCGCGCGCCGCGGCGATGTCCTTCTGCGGATCCAGCCAGGGGAAGCTGCGTCCACTGAAGACGACGGCATCGTCATCGATGTAATCTTCGAAACGAGAAAAAGGCAGATCAGCAATTCCCGCGAGCATGGCGGCCTCGAGGAAATCGGGGAACGCCTCGCGCAGGATGTGATTGATGAAGAACTGCTGACCGCCGCGGTAGCCTTCGCGCTCTTCCATCATGCCGATCTTCGTGGCGGAAAAATTCGCGTCGCTCGGATCGTTGGCAAACGCTGAGTAGCTGACGCCGTAACCGGCCGCGGCGCCGCGCAGCTGGGTCTTCTGGAAAGGGGCGTAATCCTCAGGGCTCTTCCAATCGAGCGGCTTAATATCGAAGCCCATCGGCATCTCGATAAACTCGCCTGGTGCGCCGTCGATCGTGCGGCCGACGCCACCGTTGTAGTAATCATCATCGGCCTCGAAGTTGTCGGGCACGTCCTTGGTGATGACGCCCATCTTCTGCGCGCCGGCGCGGGCGGCGACGAGGGCGGCTTCATCCATGCCTCCGATCATCTGCAGGCGGAGCATGGCGGCAACACACGCCGGCACACCGCGAGTCTGTTCGATCCGCTTGTGAACGAACGGGTGGATGATCTCATCGACCGGCACGCGGATGCGGCGGGTGGCGTATTGATTGCCAAAGAAGTAGTCGCCGGGATGGTTGGCGAGCAGCCAGTACGCAACGGGGAATTTCCAGTCGCCATGAAGCTCGACGCCCATGCGGACTTCATGCACACCGCGCTCGCAGGGCGGAAAGGGTTGGCCGCTCGGAAGCGTGCGCTCGAGCGGGCAGTTGCACGGCACGCCGCGGAAATCGATAAAGCGGTCGTCCAGGTAATCGGCCTCGAAGAGCTGCAGCGCGAACCCGAACTCATTGGGCGCTCCCCGGACCTTGCGGATGAGTAGATCGCCGTCGCGGTTGTAAGTGCGCTCGATGAGCTTGCACGCTTCGGTCGCGTGCATGTCCCGGGTGACGAGGAAGTTTTTCTTCCGGCAGAAGCGGCGCCAGGCGCGTTCGATGATGTGATTGGCGGCGGTGTCGAGGACAACGGAAAGCTCGCCGGTCTCCACGTTCAGCTCCTCCGAGAGCTTCACCTTCATCTGCAGGGTAAACCCGTCGTGGCCGATGACGTTATTCTCCCGCAGCCTCAGGTAGTTTTCAGCGTATGGGTCGTTCTGCTCGTGATCGCGCGAGCGCGCGCGGAGGATCTCCAGCTTGCCTTGCAGCTCCGCATCGGCACTGAGGCGGGAAACCTGCCAATCGCCGGTGAGGCGGGAGAAATTCGCAGCGTCGAAGCTTTTGACGGCCCGTGCGGCCGAGGGGACGGCTTTGAGGAAAGAGCCATCCGGCTGCCGTGCGAAGGTAATGCCCGTGCGGGACCGCGCGCCGACGATCTTCATGGATTCACAAAGCGGATGCCGATCGTGCGGCGAATGCGGAGACCGGCGGCGCGGCGCGCGGCCTCGGCTTCGACGAAAACTTCGCGGCGGTATTTGTCGCGCAGGCGATGCAGGTCTGCGATCGGGATCCGGCTCAGGCTTTGACCATCGATGTCGGTGGACTCAAGGCCGTTCGGAACTCGGCCCTCCAGCGCCGCTTCGATGAGGGCGAGGGTGCGGACCGCGTGGCTGCTATCGGTCCCGGACAGCGGCGAAGGGAGAATCGTGATTACCCGGCGATCGACGACGTAACGCGAACCGGCAGCATTCTCAACGTAGGCGACGGCGATATAGCTGCCGGCTGCGTAGCCAAGGCTGGTCCCCGCCGAAATGGTGACCAGGTGCGCTTCGCCGGAAGCCGCGGAAACGACGGTGATGAGGTCTTTTCCAGACGCCTGGAGTGCGTATTTCAGCGTCCACTCCGGCGCGGGATACTCGCTGAGTGCCCGGCTCCAGGTGATCGTTTCGCCCGCGGTGATTTGGGCAGGCTCGGAATTTGGGACGGCGGCGGGCATTCCCTGCCCCGCGCGCTGTCAATTCAACCGAGGTGCGGCTCAAGATTCCAGACAGTGTCTGGAATCTTCATGCCTCAGCGCTCCGACACTCACGTTCCATGCGCCTTTGGCCTAACGTAGTATAAAGCCCCCGATAGTCAGACTTCGTAAGTCCTACAACCATCTGGCACAGCGCTTCCTCTTTGGTCACGATTTCTCCGCGAGCGTAGGCTTTGAGAGTTCGATGCACTACTGCGTTGTGCATCGCGATCTGTTTAATCGGTTCCTCGAATCGCTGAAACCGCTCTTCGTATTCGCGTTCGTTCGTCACAGCAGTTTTAGGATGTTTGCCACAGCCCTTCGTTCTAACTCCCAGAGGACACGTAGACGGGCTTCATCGACTTCGACGGCGAGCAGGCCATCCAAGAGGTCTTGCGGGTTCTGCACGCGCTCCATCATCTCGTCGGTCTCCCGATCGATTACGCGGCGGTATTCCGTCCGGCCAATGGTGAAGTGAGTGAAGTGAGCCATATCCCTAAGTCGCAAGTGGGCTGAAGTCGCCGCACCAGTCCCCCGGCTGCGTCGCGGGCCATTGCGGAGATCCTCCTTCTCGATCTGGTGCCACTGGTGCTCTTCGGAGGCACCGGCATTCTTGATCCCATGATTGGCTCGGAACGCTCCAAAACCTGCAGTTCGAGCACATCTGTAAAAGCTCTATGGCGGGCGCGGCCATTGAACATTCCACGAACGGGTGGTGCTCGCGTCCGCAACTTTGGCAGGTCATCCCTTCGCGTTCTTAGCGTCTTCGCGGTTAAACCTTGGCCCTGGCTCGCTCCATGACCCACTCCGGACCGGCGAGGTCGAGCATGACGTCGAGGCTCGGGGCGAGCTGGCGCTGCGCGTCTTCCACTGAGGGGCGCGGAATCAGGCCTTTGCTGATCTGCTGGTGGAACTTGTTGAGGTCGTTCACAAAGTTCCACTGATTTGGGCCGTGATTGAGCTTCTGGTCGCCCGGGAGCTGCGGGCGGATCTTGGCCGGGATGTAGCCGCCAAGAAATGCGCGGATGCTATCAACGCTGAAATCCGTCAAATTTGACGGATTTGAAAGCGACGGGTTCGCGGTGAAGAGCGCCATCGCCCGTTGCGCTCGGCGTTCGCCGAGTTCGGACCAATTAGCGCCGAGCCAGTAGAGCCATCGGCTGTGGCCGATTTCGGTCTTGAGGGCGCTGAGGGATTTGCCGAGGAGCCAGCTCTGAACGAACAGCCGGTCGTAGGAGCGCTGGATATCCGACTCAATGCAAATGATTTGGGCGAAACATTTCTGCGCCTCGCCGAGAATGGCGAGCCGGGTTTCCGCGAGACTGAGTTCGATGACGACGAGTTCACTCATGATGGGAGGATGTTTTACCGCGAAGGCATGAAGGGAGCGAAGGGGTGGCAGTCAGGATGCTCACGCTCGAAGACTTTTCTGCGAGCTCCACGTTCCGGAGGATCAGCCAACGCACGAGGTTCACCAGTTCACGCTTTTCGTGACGCTCACCGACGAGCTTCATCGCAAGCAGATCTGCATCGATTGCAGCGTCCGGCGGGTGCTGGCTCATTGGATGGCAGGCATCGATCTCGCGCTGGAAGGTTTTCCCCTCCATGTTCGCGGGGGCTAGCAATTCGATCGTGTAGCCACCATCACCGCCGCGCTTCAGCTTGTATTTCCCAATCATCGGCTCAGGCGTCGGGTGGCATCATGTCGCCGGGTGTGGAGATCACGAATCGCACGGGCGCAAGGGTAACAAGGATGGTCTTGTTCTGATCGAGGATCGCGCGATTCTGCCGCTGTATCTCCTGCACGACCGCGAGAAGCGCCGGGTCGATAGAGAAGTTCTCCACCTTCGCTTCTTCCGGCAAGTTGTAGAACATGCCCGGCCCACTGTGAAACTCGTACAGGCCTTCTCCCTTCGTGCTTTCCTGCGCTCCTGAGTCAGGCATAGCTCAGGCGGCGGCGAGCTGGGCTTCCTTGCAGCGGATCCGCGTCTCGTAGCTGCGCATGACGCGCGCTTTGAGGCCGGCGAATGTGTCGCGGAGGCAATTACTAGGCTTGTTCACCGCTTGCCTCGTTTTCGCGAGCGTGGTGCCGATGCCGGCGAGTGTGCGGCCGTCGAGCAGATCGGGCGTGATGTGGTACGCGATGATCTGCGCGCGCTCGCCGACGCCGCTGGTGGTTGTGCTACGCTTCAGCCAGGCGAGGACGTTTTCGAACACCCGCCCAGTCGCTAGCAACGTGGCGATGGCTTCAGTGCTGCGCGGGTAGGCGGCGAAGCGGGCGACGAAGGCGCGAGCGAGGGTGTGATCGATGACCAGCGAGCTGACCATGGAGTGGTCGCGGTGCATCGCGGCGATGGCTACCATGGCGCGATGGCCGATCTCGACAAGGGCGCTGGGCTCGGGCTCGAGGATCCAGCGGAAGACTTCACCGAAGGTCTCACCGGCGATATCGGCTTCCTTCTGGCTGAGCATGGGAATCTCCACGCCGCCGAGCGGTTCGATTTCATCGAGGATGGGGTGAGACTCGGCAACGATCGGGGTCGTTCC